AGACTGGATTACAGTGGGCAAAAAGTGAGAATAATATTCATTCATACTATCAAGTAAATACAAGAAGTTTGGTTGCACAGACGGCAGACAGTAAAACCATTAAAGAAAAAATACAGGTGACCGCAAATGCATATGCTAACGTGATAGTTGGTACAACGTCATATATTTTAGAAAACGGTAAAGTTATCAATGAAACTGTATCAAAAGAAAAATTAACATATTATGACTATGAGATGCAGTTGAATGAAGATAAGAGAAAAATAAGATTATTGAAACCTGATTTTGCTGCTGATGTTTTTGAAGAGTTTAAACAGATTATTAAATAATGACCACGACTTTACAAGATTCACTACAATTTAAGATAAAGCAAATTTCGATCATGTCGAAAGGTGGAAGTGTTGATGTTTCACCCATGTATGATGAAATTAACATTTATGATTCGTTGTTCATGCCAATGATGTCGGGTAATATTTTAATTACCGATGCGGTTGGTCTATCTAGAACTCTCAGATTTGATGGTTCTGAAGTTATACTAATCGATGTAGAAAAAAGTCCTGGTTTTATACCCTTCACAAAGTCGTTCAGAATTTATAAACAAACTGACCGAAAAAATGTGAATCAATCAACAGAGAAATACATTTTACATTTCATTTCTGATGAATTTATTTTTTCAACTCAACAAAAGGTAAATCAAAGTTATCAAACCACTTATTCAGATGTTGCCAAGAAAATATTAACTAATTATTTAAAACTAGAAGATAATCATAAAGGCATAATTGAAGAATCTTTGGGCATACGAAAAGTGGTTATACCAAATTTACCTCCACTAGAAGCGATAGAGTGGTGTGCAAAACGTTCAGTTGATAACAATAATGCGCCAAGTTTTGTTTTCTTTTCAAATATTTTTGGCTACAATTACGTTTCATTGTCATCGTTAATTAAAAACGAATCGATACTTAAAATAAATTTTGATCCTAAAAATTTGACCAATAATGATGCATTATCTGAAATGAGCAGTGCCCGAAGTTATGAGATACTAGTTCAAAACGACTCAATTGATAGAATTAGAAGTGGTGTGAATTCTGGTAGATTCATAGGATTTGACCCAATAACTAGAAGTCTTGGTGAAAAAGTTATAACCTTTGACGATCACTATGGGTCTGTTGATCATTTGAATAATACACCAAATAGAACTGAAATTTTTAATAAAGATAATACAACAAATTTATCTTCCGTCGATTCAAGGAAGGTGTTAAGTATATTTGGAACGAATAGAAAAAATAGTTCCTATATTAAAAAATATGATTCTGATTCAATTTCGAAAACAGAACCGTATGAAAACTTTTTATTCCAAAGAAGAGCCATTTTCAAAAACTTGATAGCCAGAAGAATGAAGGTTGTAATGCCAGGCAATTTTCAATTAACTTCAGGATTTAATGTCGAAGTTTTAACATCTGGATTTAAAAGCAAAAGCAAAAATTCTGAAAATGATGAAGTCACTTTAAATGGTAAGTATTTAATTGTGGCCGCAAGGCACACAATAACTCACAATAAACATGAAACATTAATTGAGATAGCAACAGATTCGACAAACGATACGCAAGTTTATACAAGCAATCCACAACAAAATGAATTATTGAAGAGGTCATAATGAATGAAAATATGCAAGACTTTGCTGGAAAAGCAAACTTTATTTGGTGGATTGGTGTTATTGAAGATAGAAATGATCCTTTAAAATTAGGTCGTTGTCGTGTTCGCTGCGTTGGTTGGCACTCTGAAAACAAGATGCAATTACCAACAAATATGTTGCCTTGGGCAACTCCAATTATTCCTGTAAACTCTTCAAATGTGTATGCACCAAAAGAAGGCGACATGATTTTTGGGTTTTTTGTTGACGGCGAAAATGCTCAAGAACCTGTTATGATTGGTGCCCTTCCTGGTATACCCCTAAAAGCACCAAATCGACAGGAACCTTTTACTGACCCAAGAACTGATTCTGAGTTATCATCTGCACCTAGACCACCAAAGTCTAAATCATATAAAACAGATGGAAGTGGTATACAAATCACAGAAGAGAGTAGAGCATCGCTTTATCCTAAAATATTGGATGAACCAACAACATCACGACTGGCTCGTAATGATGAAAACATGTCAAAGACATTTGTGCAAGAACGTAAAGACAATGTAGTAAAATCTATACCAACGGTGAATGGCACTTGGACGGAACCAACAACTCAATATGCTGCAAAGTATCCATACAATAATGTAACTGAAACCGAATCTGGTCATATCATGGAGTTTGATGATACTGTTGGCAAGGAACGAATTCAACTTGCACACCGTAACGGTTCATTTCAAGAATGGTTTCCTGCTGGTGACAAAGTAGAAAAAATCACAAAAGACAATTATGAAATTGTGATGGGCAATGACCGTGTTTACATCATGGGTAAATGTTTTGTGACGGTACAAGGTGATGCTGAAGTTTATGTGAAAGAAAATGCTTATCTAAAAGTGGACAAGAACGTTACTGCAACTGTAAAGGGTGATGTAACCGCTACAGTTGATGGTAACCTTAATGGTACAATTAAAAAGAATGCAACACTTGCGGTAACTCAAAGACTAAGAGCCACATGTCAGACTTTAGATATTCAAGCAAGCGGCACAGCATCGATTAAATCTGGTGGTACAATGACTATACAAGGATCAATAATTAGGCTGAACTAAACATGAAACATGAATTTATTATTTTATTGAATGGTGAGTTGAAAACTTACGAACTTTGGGAAGAGATACCTAAAAAGTTTGATGCTGTAATTAAATTTAATCCGTATATGCCGCCACCGCCACATACGAAAGAAGATCACGAAGAAATAGAATCTTGGATGCCAAGATTTCAAGAACTAATGAAAAGAGGAACATTGTAAAACATGCCGTTATCAGATTATGGCACACAGTTTAGGGTAATACCTGACGGTGAAACTGTAGAGTTTTCACATCCTAAAACTTTGGTTGATATGGGTGTGCCAGTAAATGTTTCGTTCGTTAATGTCATAGCAGATAAAGGACTATCAACACAAGGTGCGATAACTGGTGTTACAATGACAAATACCAGTTGTATTCTTGTTGGCACTCTGGCACAATTTTACATAACAACTTATACTTTGTCTGGAAAATATGGTGACGATTTAACCACAAGAGATGTTTATCAAGTAATCAACACAAATAATTATGATGAAAACGCATCTAGTTTTTATGGTTCTGAATCAAAGCCAACAGGTGATTTTCAAGTGACCACATATAACTCATATTCAGCGTTGATTGCGGCAAAGGCACCTTCAAGCACATCGAACACCGGATGGAATAATATTGTAAAATTCTATCCGGAAGATACACCAGAAAAATTAGTGACTTATACTTTTACGGCACAGGGAGAAACTCAAGAGTTTACACAAATGGTACATTTGATACCTACTAGACATTTTACTAGATTACAGTCGCTAGTTCAATCAATAGCACCAGGTAGAACTTCTCAAGATGCTTCCGGAAACATTATTACACCAACTTATATTTCAGACCCCCCTGGTTGGGTTGAACCAGCAGAATAGGAGAAAATTATGCCAGCAGCATGTAGAATTGGAGATATGGATATTACACATTGTTCAACACCATCAAGAGCCCAAGGTTCAACGAATGTTTTGGTAAACGGCATACCTTGGAGTTGTCAAGGACACATTAACACACCTCATTTGATACCGAATGATAACCCATGCTCAGTGCATGTGGCATCAATTTCTTCAGGTTCCAGCACTGTAAAGGTTAATGGTAGGGGAGCAGGTCGTGTTGGTGATGGTATTGGAGGCTGCACCGCTGTTGCTTCTGGTTCACCAAATGTTTTTGCAGGTTGAATAAATAAAAGATGGCTACCACAATAACATCTAGAAGTCCTTCGATATCCTCTGAAAGATCATTTCGTGACTTGGATTTAAATTTTAATGTTCATCCGGTAAAAAAGGATGTAAGCAAGCACATCAATGAGTTTGCAATAATTAACTCAGTTAAAAATTTAATTTCCACTAACTTTTACGAAAAACCTTTTAGACCAGAAATAGGATCGTCGGTCAGAGGCCTCTTATTTGAGAATGTTGATCCTTTGGTAGCATCTCAACTCGAAAGAGCAATAGCAGAAACAATTTTAAATTATGAACCTAGAGTTTCGATAACAAATATAAGGGCACAAGCATCTCCTGATGATAACCTTTATGCTGTATCTTTAACTTTTACGATAGTGAATTTACCTAACCCAATTAC